CCTGTGGCTACTGTTATGCCTATTGCACGGTGATTGTTTTTTCTGTCAATCTATCTTATAATACAGGTAAATTTTATTGCGAGGCTATGTCGTGGCAAGAATGACCAAAAAAGAACGTCTGGCAAATGTCCACGAAGAAGCGCTTCTGGAGTTTGACAGCATCCAAGGATCAATGCGCGAAGAGCGTTTGCAGTGCCTTGAGGATCGTCGCTTTTACTCCATTGCTGGTGCGCAGTGGGAAGGCAACCTTGCAGAACAGTTCAACAACAAGCCGCGCTTCGAGGTCAACAAGATCCATCTGAGCGTCATGCGGATCATCAATGAATACCGCAACAACCGCATCACTGTTGATTTTGTCAGCAAGGATGGCGACGAAGACGATAAGCTGGCCGATACATGTGACAGCCTGTTCCGTGCAGACGAAGAAGACAGCGCCGCAGATGAAGCGTATGACAACGCGTTTGAGGAAGCTGTTGGTGGTGGCTTTGGTGCGTTCCGCCTGCGTTCTGTTTACGAAGATGAATACGATGAAGACAACGACAATCAGCGCATCCGTATAGAGCCGATCTATGACGCTGACAGCACCGTGTTCTTCGATATGGACGCCAAGCGCCAAGACAAGTCAGATGCACGCCTGTGCTACGTTCTGACAGCCATGACGCGCGATGCTTACATTTCTGAGTATGACGATGACCCAGCTTCGTGGCCAAAAGAGATCCACCAATATGAATTTGATTGGGCAACGCCTGACATGGTTTATGTTGCGGAGGTTTACCGCGTTGAAGAAGCCTCTGAACTGATCCGCATCTTCCAAACCATCGACGGTGAAGAAGAGCGCTACAGCGAGACCGACTTCGATCAAGATGAAAGCCTTGAGGAAACACTTGAGGCCATTGGCACGATTGAGGTTCGCCAGAAGCGCGTCAAGCGCCGCAAGGTTCGCAAATACATCATGTCTGGATCTGGCATCTTGGATGATGCTGGCTACATCGCAGGCACGGAAATCCCGATCGTTCCTGTCTATGGCAAGCGCTGGTTCATTGATAACGTAGAGCGCTGCATGGGCCACGTTCGCATGGCCAAGGATGCACAGCGCCTGAAGAACATGCAGCTTTCCAAACTGGGCGAAATCTCTGCGCTTTCCACAGTAGAAAAGCCAATGTTCACACCAGAGCAAGTTGCTGGCTTTGAAATGATGTGGGCAGAAGACAACCTGAAGAACTATCCATATCTTCTGCTGAACACAGTGACTGACGCCAATGGGCAAGAAGTCATGGCTGGTCCAATCGGCTACACCAAGCCGCCACAAGTTCCGCCTGCGCTTGCTGGTCTATTGCAGATCACAGAGCAAGACATCTCTGACCTTCTGGGCAACCAAGAAGCTGGCGAAGAAATGCAATCCAACATTTCTGGCAAAGCTGTTGAGTTGATCCAGAACCGCTTGGATATGCAGTCGTTCATCTACATGAGCAACATGGCCAAGGCGATCAAGCGCGCTGGTGAAATCTGGCTGTCTATGTCCCGCGAAATCATGGTTGAGCCTGGTCGAAAGATGAAGGGCATGGGTTCACAGGGCGAACTGCACCGCATCGAACTTGGCAAGCCTGTTCTGAACCAAGAGACAGGCGAAGTCGAATATGAGAACGATCTGAGCCAAGCCAAGTTTGACGTTTCTGTTGAGGTCGGTCCGTCATCGTCTTCTAAGCGTGCCGCAACTGTTCGCTCGCTGATGGGCATGATGCAGTTGGCCACTGACCCAGAGACGCAGCAGGTTCTTGGCTCTATGGCCATGATGAACATGGAAGGCGAGGGCATTGGTGAGGTGCGTAAATACTTCCGCAAGAAGCTGATCCGCATGGGCGTTGTTGAGCCAACAGATCAAGAGAACGAAGAGCTGATGGCAGAACTTCAGCAGCTTCAAGGCCAGCCAGATCCGCAGTCCATGTATCTTGAAGCGGAGGCTGCGAAGTCTCAGGCTCAGGCACAGAAGGCAATGGCCGATACAGAATACACGGCAGCGCGAACAGAAGAGACGCGCGCCAAGACGATTGAGACGCTCGCTGGCATTGAACAGAAAGAGCGCTCGAACGTAGTAGACACAGCCCAGAAACTACAGAACGTAGTCACTGGGCCAGGAATGCGTCAGCCACCCAGACGCACACAATGATGGGTGAGAATTGAACGAGGATCTAATGGAACTTAATAAGGCAGAAATAGACGAACACATCGAACTTGATGAAACTGAAGTTGAGGAGCCAGAGGCTGAACTTGACGAAGACATTGATGAAGGTGAGGCTGAAGAAGCTGAACTGGATGATGACTTTGAAGAGGGCGAACCTACTGAGGCCGAAGCTGAAGATGAAGCCGATGTTATGGTCGTTATTGATGGGGAAGCGCCTGACCCAGAAGACGAAGAAGAAGCACGCGCTCCTGAATGGGTTCGTGACCTTCGCAAGCAGTATCGTGAGGAAAAGCGCCGCGCAAAAGAGTTGGAACAGAAGCTGGAGAGAATGGAGCAAGGGCAAGCGCCTGCGCGTCAACCTCTTGGCCAGAAGCCCACACTTGAAGGCACGGATTACGACACCGAGCGATATGAGACGGAACTTGCTGCGTGGTATGAAAAGAAGCGCCAGCATGACGAACAACAAGCCTCAGTCCAAGCAGAGCAAAAAGCTGTGCAGAAGGAATGGGAAAGCAAGTTGGAGAGTTATCACTCTTCTAAGGCAGGCTTAAAAGTCAGAGACTATGAGCATGCCGAAGATGTGGTGCAAGATACTCTTAGCGTTATGCAGCAAGGCATGATTGTTCAAGGTGCGGAAAACCCTGCCTTGGTCGTTTATGCTCTTGGCAAGAACCCGAAGAAAGCGAAGGAAATTTCGTCAATTACAGATCCCGTAAAGTTCGCCTTTGCGGTGGCAAAATTGGAGACCAATTTGAAAGTCACAAAACGTAAGGCACAATCTAAGCCAGAAAAGAAGATCAGCGGCACAGGTCGTCCTTCTGGATCGGTTGACAACACCCTTGAACGTCTGAGAGCGGAAGCGGAAAGAACTGGAGACTATTCTAAGGTTTTCAGTTATAAGAAGCAGAAGCGATCAGCTTAAACTTTATGGAGTAGAAAATGGCTAACTCATTTTCCAAAGAAGAACGCGTAGCGTTCGAAGACATCTTGGCAGGCTTCAACGATGCACTTGTGCTTTCGTCGCTTGTCAACAAATACAGCACCAATGGTCAGCAAATGGAGCGTTCAAGCGACACCATTTGGCGTCCAATGCCTTACATCGCTCAGTCTTATGACGGTTCCGATGCAACTTCTAACTTCGCTGACAACACACAGTTGGCTGTTCCTGCAACTATTGGCTACCAGAAGCACAGCACAGCGCTCCTGACAGCCAAAGAGATGCGCGACCAGTTGCAAGAGAACCGTCTTGGTTCTTCTGCGGCACAGAAGCTGGCATCTGACATCAACGTGTCTGTTTTGTCTGTTGCATCGAACCAAGGCACAATCGTTGCTGCACGCAGCACTGCTGCTGGCGGTTACGCTGACGTTGCTGAAGCTGATGCGCTGATGAACGAGCAAGGCGTCATGATGGACAACCGCCAGTTTGCGCTTTCCAGCCGCGACTATAACGGCATGGCGTCTGATTTGGCGGCACGCGAAACCATGAACAACATCCCGACCGAAGCCTATCGTCGTTCGTATGTTGGTGAAGTTGCTGGCTTCCAGACCTTCAAAATGGACTACGCAAACCGTCTCACAGCGGCTGCTGGCACAACCGTTACTGTAAACGGCGCAAACCAGTATCACACACCTGCGGCAACATCGACTGCCTCAACTGGTGAAACTGCAAACGTAGACAACCGCACACAGTCTCTGACAATCGCGGTTACAAGCGGCGCAGTTAAAGTTGGTGACGCGTTCACCATCGCTGGCGTAAACGCTGTTCACCACATCACGAAGCAAGACACAGGCCAACTAAAGACGTTCCGCGTCACAGGCATCGTGTCTGGTTCTGGTGGTTCAGGTGTTGTGACAATTTCGCCTGCGATCGTTTCCAACGGTGGCTCAACTGATGCAGAAGCACAGTATCAGAACGTGACTGCAACGCCTGCTAATGGCGCGGCGATCACATTCCTGAACATTGCTGACGCACCAGTGAACTGCTTCTGGCACCGTGACGCGATTGAACTGCTTCCTGCTTCGTTGGCTGTTCCAACAGACGCAGGTGCGGACATCATGCGCGCCACAACAGATCAGGGCGTTGAGCTTGTCATGCAGAAACAGTTCGACATCAACACACAGAAAACAAAGTATCGTTGGGATACACTGTTTGGTGTGGCGATGGTTCAGCCTGAAATGGCTGGCATCATGCTGTTCTCGCAGACTTAATGATCTTTGGGTGGGGCTTCGGTCCCACCCTATTCTCTAAAGGAGATACACATGAGCGTGATGCTTTATAAACACCCAGGTAAGCACAAGATGCACGGCGACATGTTTGATTACATCGTTGTTGATGAAGGTGACGTTGAAGCCAAAGTGAAAGAGGGCTGGGCTAAATCTACAGACGAAGCCAAGGAGCCTGCGAAAAAGCCTGCAAAGAAACGTGTGGCGAAAGCCAAAGAGGAGTAAGCGATGGCATATACGAAGCGTGATATTGTCGAACAAGCATTCGAAGAAATCGGTCTTGCTTCGTATGTCTTTGACTTGCAACCGCAGCAGCTTGATAGCGCATTGCGGCGCTTAGATAACATGATGGCGACATGGAACGCCAAAGGTATTCGCCTTGGGTATCCATTGCCTTCTTCGCCTGCTGATAGCGACTTGGATCAAGAGATTGGCGTGCCTGACAGTGCGATCGAAGCCATGTATCTCAACTTGGCTATTCGCGTCTCTGCTGGCTTTGGCAAAACTGTCAGCCCTGATACGAGATCCTCTGCAAAGCGCGCATATAACGAGGTGGTTGCAAACTCTGCACTGCCTGTTGAGATGCAGCTTGGCAACGAGACAATCCCTGCTGGTGCTGGCAACAAAGGCTGGCGTTATTACAACAACCCGTTCCTGCGTGAACCGCAAGACCCTATTACCGTTGGTTCTGACGGTATCCTTGATCTGGAGTAAGACATGGCAAACATTAACCAACTTTCATCTGTGAGTTCAGTGCAGGGCGGCGATCAGCTTGCTGTCTGGGCCACAAACAACGGTGACAGCCGCAAGGCATCAATCACAACCCTGATGGACTATGTGAACGCAAACGTCACAACGGTCACTAAGAACACACAGTATGCTTCACCTGCTGCCACTGGTTTTAGTGTCACAGTAAACACTGGCGATGTATGGCTGATCCTTACACCTGTCAGCACATACGCCGCAGGAACCATTGTGCTGCCCACTGGTGCGTCTGACAAAGACACCGTGACCGTGAACTGCACACAGATCGTTACATCGCTCACAGTTTTTTCTGGCGCGACTGTAGTTGGCGCACCGACCACGCTGGCGGCAAATGATTTCTTCACCATGAAATATGATGGTGCAACATCGTCTTGGTATCGTGTAGGATAAATACATGCAGATCCCCATTCTCAGCGGCATATTCGCAGATGGATCACCGAATTTTCGGACATCCTACCCAAAGAACATGATCCCCGTTCCAAAAGGCACGGGGATTTCTGAGGGTTATTTGCGCCCTGGTGAGGGGATTGTTGAGACCGGCACTGGCCCAGGCGTCAATCGTGGGGGCATCAACTGGAACGGGTCAATCTATCGCGTGATGGGGACCAAGCTGGTTGAGATTGCGCAGGATAACACCGTCACAGAGATTGGCGATGTTGGTGGCACAACAAGAGTGACGTTTGACTATGGTTTTACTTATCTTGCGATTGCGTCAAACAACAATCTATTT